TCTTCTTTAAGCAACGTATCCATGTGGATTTTTGCAAAAATTCTTTCATTCATATTTTGTACCATTTTGTTCCTTGTTCTATGTGTTTTATAGCTTGTTTATAAAATAAATCAAACTCATTGGTTGAAACATTATATTCTTTTGCAAGATCAAACAACATATTATTTTTAGTTTCTCCCCACATTATTTCAGAGATCATTCTGTTAACTATAAGTTGATCCCTGTTTATTTCTTCTTTTAGTTTTAACTCTTGCTCTCTATTTACTTGTTCTGCCTCTAAAAAACTTTTATTTAGATTGTTTTGCACTTTTTACCTCCTTTGTTATTAAAGTTAGTCTTGTAAATAAGTTTCTTACTTTATAATCAATATTACCATGATAAATAGTTTCTGCTTCAGCCATATAATCTCTCATAATACGATACATGACCTCTACTTCAGTATCTGTAAATTGAGTTTTCATTTTTCCCAATCAAATATCAATCCTAAAATTGAGTACCCAAATATTACTAAAGCTAATAATCCACCTACAATTAATACTGCCATTATTTTTCTCCTTTGTTTGTTTCCATTATAGTAAAAGCTTTTGACAAAGTTTGCATTTCTAAATCATCTCTTTTAATTATTTCTTTTTGTTTATCAGTATAAAGACTGCTATATTTTATTTCTTCTTCAGTTAATGGTTTAACATTTTTAGGTAAAAAATTACCTACTTTTAATTTAGATTGTTTTAATTCAGGTCTAGTTAAATCTTCACATTTAATCATTTTTTTTGTAAAACCCTGAACAATACCTAAAGTCCATTCTTCGCCTTTAAAATCAGTTTGCTTCAACCAAACTAAATCATATTCTTTTAAAGTTGCTTTCATTTTTTTTTCTCCTTTTTTGTTTTTGTTTTTCATACCTATTTTATATAGAAGTTATATGCAAAATACAATATAACAATCCCCTTAAAAGTGTTTAAATATATAAAAAGAATATAATAAAATCAATGGCTTATTTGTTGCTTCTTTGTTCTTTGTAATATATAGGGAAATTGTAGCCTTAGAGTGCCTTCCCTTTAAGGCTACGCTATATGCTAATTCCAAAACGAATCATTATTAAATCTAAAAAACATCTTGAGTGGGTTGCAAGAAATTCAAATTGCATAAGGTGTAGGACAACATATGGTTTGCAGTCTGCTCATATACGCAAAACAGATAATCTAGGTAATGTTGGTTGGGGTCAAAAAAATTCTGATGTTTATGTAGTTCCACTTTGTTATCTTTGCCATCAACTTCAACATACAATGAATGAGTTTGAATTCTTTAATGGACACCTATATATAAATCCTATAAGAGTTTGCCTTGAACTGGCATTAAAATCGCCTGACAAAAAAGTTAAACAATTTGCAAAGGAAGGAAAATTAAACAATGCAATTAAATATTGGGATGATCTCAAAACAAGTACAGAAGGCACTACTAAATCATAAATTATATAAGGACAATGAGTTCTTTGATTTAGACCAAAAGAAAATACTAATCTCAGTCTTAAAAGACAAACTAAACATTAGTTACGCAAAGCTTGGCAAGGAACTTAATCTAAGTTGGTTTCCTGTTTATAAGTCTTGTCAGATAGCTAAGGAAAAATATCCGAAGATAATAGATCAAATTATAAAAACAATTAAAATCTAAAAGGGAGAATAAAATGGAGAAGGAAGGAAATAAATTTCATGCACTACAACTATTTACAGATACTTTCAGTGCTGAAACAGTACACCTAACAAACGAAGCAGTAGGAATATATATAAGGCTATTATGTTTTTCTTGGACTAAAAACACCAAACCTTTTAAAACCGAATCAGCATATAGAATTTGCCATTGTAAAACAGATGATTGTAAATTGCATGTAGATGAAGTCTTAGAAGAATTCTTTATAGCAAATGTAGAAGATAGTTCATGGACTCACAAAAGATTAACACATGAACATGAATATTTATCAGATAAATACAAAGCAAGGTCTGAAGCTGGTAGAAAAGGTGGTTTAGCTACTCAAAGTAAAGCAAAAGAGGATTTTGCTTCAAGCAAAATTAAAGCACCTATACCTAGTCCTATACCTATACCTAAAAGTATTATAGAGTCTCCATTTGACGAGTTTTGGAATACTTTGAAAACCAAAAAAGGCTCTAAACACCTAGCAAGTAAAAGATTTAAGGTTCATTGCTTAGATTTAGACCCTGTAGAACTAGCTGAAAAGTTTAATCGTTATTCTGCTACTGTTAAGGATATTGAGTTTTTGGCTCATGTTTCTACTTGGATTAACCAAAAAAGGTTTGAAGATGAGGACAATAACCAATCTTTGAAAACAAAAGAACCTGAAGTTTTTTACCAAGATGTAAAATTAGAATATTCAGGTCAATTTGGAGAACACTTAGAATATACAGACAATAATGGCGGTAAATATAAAAAACACAAATGGAACGGAGAACCTATACAAAAAGTTGCTTAGTTAAACAAATCATAGTAATAGGTTATAAATCACAACAGGAGAATCATTATGCCAAAAGGTAAAGGAACATACGGGTCTAAAAAAGGCAGACCACCAATGAAGAAAAAAAAGAAAAAGAAATAGTGCCTAAAAAGAAACCTATTTTTGCCAAAGAAAGACCTAAAAAATTAGGAAAGCCAAAACCTTTTAACAAAAAGTCTAAGGCTTATAAATCTGTTAAAAGATCAGCAGATAAAAAATTTGGCAAGAAGGTCTCTCTTTATAAAAACATATTTATTTCACAAGCTATTAAGAAATACAAACCTAAAAAGAAAAAATAGTAATTAATGACTGGAATTACTACGTCAATTACACTGAGAAACCTTTACACCAAGAACATAGCTGGTGGGAAACGAAAGAAAAAGAAGCCTAAGAAAAAAAAGAAATGAAGAAGCCTTTAGCCTTAAAATTTGGGCATAGAGATTTAATCATAAAATACATAAGTAAAAAAGAAGCTGATAAACTAGGTATTTATGGAGAAGTAGATACATCTACTAACACCATTATTATAAATAATAACCTAGATAACAAAATAACTTGCAACACTATTATGCACGAGATGATTCATGTAATATCAGAGCATTATCATTGGAATTTGCCAGCAGAACAAGAAGAATTAATTTGCGAAACCACAGGAAACGCATTGGCAGATTTATTTAATGAGAATCCTAAGTTATTAGAATATCTTGCATTTTCTTTTAAAAAGTAGTAGCTGATTCTTGACGATTACATAGTCGGTTAATTTTATGGATAAGATAAAGAATAAAGATATAGAAATTATTGAGCCTAATAAGATAGGCAGACCTAATTTTGAATTTACACCTAAAGTATTAGATCAGGTTAGGAACATGGCTTCTTATATGTGTAGTAAGGGCGAAATAGCTACTATTATTGGTTGTTCACATTCTACTATTAATAGATCAGAAAAAGCCTGTGAAACATACGATCAAGGGGTTGCTTTAGCAAAACAAAGCATAAGGAAAACACAATTTGATATTGCTACTAAACTCAACTCATCTCAAATGGCTATGTGGCTAGGTAAGGTATATCTTAAACAAGATAGAGATGATGACAACGAAGATTACAAACCACTTCCATTAGGAGATGTTATTTGATTCCTTTTCCTGATAAGAAATATGATATTATTTATGCAGACCCAGCTTGGTACTTTAAAACATATTCTAAAAAAGGTAACGGAAGGAGTCCTGAACAACATTATTCCTGTATGTCTATTAATGACATTTGTAATTTACCTATTGATTCTATTAGTAACCCAAACTGCGTTTTACTTTTATGGGCTATTGACCCAATGTTGCCACAAGCTTTTAAAGTTATTGAATCTTGGGGATTCAAATATAAAACAGTAGCTTTCACTTGGGCTAAGACAAACAAAAAATCATCAGGTTATTTTACTGGATTAGGCTACTGGACTAGAGGCAATCCTGAAATGTGTTTATTAGCAACTAAAGGAAAACCTAAAAGAGTATCCAAATCAGTAAGGCAATTAGTTATAGATATTCGCAGAGAGCATAGTAGAAAACCTGACAGAATTAGAGATGACATAGTTGAACTAATTGGAGATGTTCCAAGAATAGAACTATTTGCTAGACAGAAAGCAGAAGGTTGGGATTCTTGGGGTAATGAGGTATAAATAATTATGGCTAAATATAAAAATAGAGAAGTTAAATTAAACAAACCATTTAGGACTCCATCAGCTTCTAAGAAGTTTGGAGTATATGTTAAGGACAATAGTTCAGGCAAAGTAAAGGTAGTTAGATTTGGTGCAAAGGGTATGAGTATTAAGAAGAATATACCAGCTAGACAGAAATCATTTATGGCAAGATTTAGACCAATCCTTGCTAATGTAAAAGGTCAGAAGAGTTTATCTCCAGCATTTTGGGCAGTTAAGTCTTGGCGAAAAGGTTTCAAAATTGATTAAGTATTTTCTGTTCTTACACATAATGATTGCTAACCCTGAAGGTTATGTTCCTAAAGTATATGACTTTTGGTTTGAAGACCCTGAATTAAGATATTATAAAACAGAAAAAGATTGTCAAAATAAAGGTGCTGAGATATTGAAGTGGGCAAGGCAAAATATGGAAGATAAAAATTTAAAAGTCATGCAAACTTGGCTAGAATGTATAGAGGTAACTAAGAGTGAAAAAGCATCATTTAATCATCAACCTAGAACAGCTAAAAGCCTATGACCATCAAGCTAAACAAATCATCATTAATAAAGTTTTCTTTTATCAAGCTGAGAGCATTATGTTTTATGGACAGGGTTTTAATAAAAGCCAAGAAAATATTAAAGATCAAATCTTTACAAGTAACAATAAAAATCATATTGATTTGGTTGTTGTTGATAATCTTCTTGAGCATATACCTATAGAATATTTAGGAGTTGTTATTAAAGATATATTTAGTTACTCTTTCAAACACATTATGGTCATATTGAGTCATAAGTCAGATAAGTTTAAACCAGTAGTAAAACAATTAAGCAAATACCCAAGACACTCATTTTATTTTAATGCTATCTGAACCACAAAGACAGGTCTGTTCTTCTACTAAAAGATTTAGAGTCTTAGTTACTGGAAGAAGGTTTGGTAAGACTCATTTATGTTTAACTGAGATACTTAGAAAAGCTAGGTTCTCTGACAATGGTAAAATCTTTTATGTGAGTCCTACTTACCGAATGAGTAAGGAGATTATGTGGAAGCAACTCAAGAAGAAGGTCAAAGAATTAAGATGGGTTAAGTACATCAATGAAACAGAACTAACAGTAGTCTTAATTAATAATTGTCAGATAAGCTTAAAGGGTGCAGATAAATCAGCAGATAATCTTAGAGGTGTGGGTCTTAATTTCTTAGTCTTAGATGAATTTGCAGATATACCTGAAGAAGCATGGAGTGAAGTTCTAAGACCTACCATATCTGATAAGCACGTTAACGGAGAAGTATTGTTTGTTGGTACTCCTAAAGGCATGGGTAACTGGTCATTTGAAATGTACCAAAAGGGTAAGTCAGAAGACCCTGAGTGGGCTTCATGGAAATTCACAACTATAGAGGGTGGTCAAGTTGAGGAACATGAGATTGAACAGGCTAAGAAAGACTTAGATGAGAGATCATTTAGGCAAGAGTATTTAGCTTCTTTTGAAACTTATAATGGAGTTGTTTATTACAACTTTGACAGAGAACAAAATGTTAAGCCATGTAAGTATGACCCTCAAGCAATTATCCATGTTGGATTAGACTTTAACATAGACCCAATGTCAGCTTGTTTATTTCATTTAAAGAATGGAGTAGCAGAGTTTTTTGATGAAATAGTTATTTACTCCAGTAATACTGACGAATTTGTAGACGAACTACTAAGCAGATATCCTAAGAATAAAATTATTGTATACCCTGACCCAGCTTCAAGACAACGTAAGACTTCTGCTGGTGGAAGAACTGATTTAACTATCTTGCAAAATGCTGGATTAAATGTTAAGTGTCGTAATACTCATGCTCTAGTTAGGGATAGGATTA